ACAGGTGCTAAACCATTAAGTAAATCTGCCTTACGCGGTGTGTTTAATTTAAACTGTTCTGGCATAGTTATCTTATTGCCGTAACTAAATGGTTGTTGTTGTGACATATTATTTGGCATTACTTGCGTTTGTTCTGGCGGCAGAGCAACAGGCCTTTCGTGTATCTTTGTTGGTAGTTTTATGCCCAATGATGCTCTTAACCTACGTTCTTCGTCAGTTAATTCTCTATTATCTTTTGCAAGTAAATTACCTAATATGTTAATGTTTCTCATGTTATTGCTTTCTTTACTTGTAAGGTAATCCAGGTATTTTTATGCCAGACAATGCACTTGTTAACAAACCGCCTATGCCCATACCACCTGACTCTGTAGTTGTTCTATTGCTATCAACTATTTGTGGTGTTCCACCAAGTATACCAAGTTCAATATTAGAACGTCTGTATGCGTCATCATATTGTCTAATAGCTTCATTATACATTGCATCTAATTGTGCTTGCTCTAATTCACGTTGTGTTTGTCCATATTGATTTTCCAAACTATATGCACGTAGATCAGCATCAGATAGTTGACCAGCCATATCAGCTATTTGCGCTGCACTCCTAGCTCTCATATCTGCACCGCGCAATCCAGCAGATTGATTATATTGGTCTGCCGTAAGCTGTCTTTGTGCATCTGCTTGAACTCTATTTGCAGCATCTTCATAACCCTGACTGCGTAATTCTGCGGCAGTTTTTGCAGCTATTTCTGTAAAATTACGTGTATTTTCAGCTTGCTGTATTGCTTGCCTAGAACCGCCAAATGCAGATGCTTTAGACGCTTGTGCATCTATATTTTCAGCACTAGCCATTTCTCTGCGCTCTATATCGCTTAATGCGTTGCCAATGACGTTTTCCATGTATGGGTTCATGTATCCGCTAATATCAGCATCAGTAAAATTTTGTGTTTGTATTTGTTCAGGCGTGTATTGTGCGCCCTGTTGTGCCATTGTTAAGCCTTGTTCAACAAAACCCCGGTTGCTTACATTATTACCCATGTAATTTGCTAAAGCATTTGTTTCCATGTCACTTACACCAGCAACACGTTCGCCTGTGTAAGGTGTATATGCCTGCTCACCAAAGCCTCTTGCATTAGCAGAAGCAGTATTTAACATATTCACCATAAAAGGGTCTGCTGTGTTATCTGTTGTTTCTACTTTTTTCTTTTTACTGCCCATTACAGCCTCCATATTAAGGTGTTGCCATGCTCAACAAAACCTAATTTTTTTAATAATTTATTCCAACCTTTGCGATGACCAAATGTCATAATGTAATCACCGCCTAAATCTTTTACATATTTTTTTGCAGACACAACCAATGGATAAAAATCTTTTAAGTTGCCTCCATAAAGCCATACGTTTAGTCCAATAGTACCATCTGATTTATTAGCTATTTGTGTTATTGCAGCACTATTATTAGCAGGCCAATATTGCGCTTCTTTGTTTATTACAGCCTCTTTAACTTCTTCATATGTATGCTCGTGCCCCGAACGCTCTAAAGCGTTCACGATTTGTTCTTTATGATTATCTATGTTTACAGTGCTGTCCAAGACAATACTCCAGAGTTATTAATACTTGCGCTATAACGTGTGCCGTTAGGACTTGTTAGTATTAATCTATTGTTAGCGTTTATATTTATATCTTCATTAATCTTACGTGTTTGCGTCATTTCATATGTAATATTACGACGTGTTTCTGTTTCATTTACTGCATCGTATGCTGGCATTGCATCAGGTAGCCTCATCGTTTGCTCCCTGGTTTAACTTCAATACGCGGTACACCAAGCCTCCAGTTAGTTGACTCTGCACCTATTGCCTTAACAAGCATCTGTCTGCCATGTACTCTTATTGGTACAGGTTGCCGAGTTGCTGTATATGGCCCAAAACTACGCTCTGTGCCGTTAGGGTACATTTTAGTTTTAAATGTCATGCTCACGTCGCCTTGTGCGCTTTCATCAGGATATAAAAACGTAAGATTAGAGCTGTTTTCACCTGTACCTAATTCTACAGGGCCATGCTCAATAAAACTAACATCTCCATTGTGATCATATCCAAACTCATGGTCATATATTTTGCCACTCGCATCTACAGCTATTGGATATGGTAATGGCGCTTTGTCTGTCGCACATAATCGCGATAAACTGCCTTTATTCCAATGTCCTTCTCTGTAGTCATAAACCACATATTTGTCATTTTCAGTGCTATCAGCACTAGGGTAAAACCACCAAACCTCACCAAATGATGCGTTGTGCCAAGCAGTAACTTTGCTAATTTGCGCCCTGTTAATATCTTTGAACACTGCATCATGTACGTCGCATTTTATAGGTTGGCTGTAACCTGTATAAACATAAAAGTTTTCATGTGACATCCAATAAGCTGCGCCATCAGCCGTAGTTACAGCACCAGCAGATACTAAACCACCACCAGCATTATCTTGTGGGAATCCGTAAACTAATGGCGGGCCTAAATACACAACGCGCCACACATCTTTGTCTGTAAATATAAGACTACCGCCTTTGACATTTACAGCATTTAATATTGTACCAGCTGTTTGTAAGCTAAAATTACCAGCTTGGTTATTAGCTGCTGCTGTCCATTGGTTTCTATCTTCTTGATCTGACCAAGCAACATCTCTTGGAACTCCTGCTGCTCCAAGGCACATTACAATACGCTCTGGTGTCACTAATACTGCTTTGTTGCTTACAGGCGCATTTGTTACTTGTGTAGCATCAACATTAACATCTACATTCCATTCGTACAATTTACCATCATCAGGCAATACGCCTAGTAATATTTGTCCAAAAGTATCTAATGACCACACACTTGCTGGATTTATAGTATTTGTTACAGCAGGGTTACTAACACCATACGGCCCACGACCATATAAACCTGTACCATAACCAGCACCTGTATCTGCATCCGCCCTGCCTGCAGTCAATCCAGTAGGCGTAATATCTGTTACAGCACCACCAACAGTCATAGCGTACAAGTTACTATTAGTACCTATAGCGGCAAATATTTGATTACTGTTATCACGCCAAGATATAACACGTCTTGCCTTACCGCTTACAGTTGTGGTTGTTCTTTGCCTCCAACCGCCCATTGGCCCTAATGCACCAAACTGCCAACGCACTAGATTAGCATCGTAGTTACGGCCTTTAGACTGATACTCTGTGCCGTTAGTATATACACCAGGCGGTATGTTTAATGGTACTAACATTAACTAAAACTCACTGTAACTGTATTTGTATAAATTACACTGCCGCTATCAGTATCTGTTACACGACATCTATAAACAGCATTGCCTACTTGTAAATCGTTGTTGTAACTAAACACTGTAGAAGATGCAAATGGCGTTACTGCTGATAAATTTATAGCAGCCGTAGTACCAGATACATATTGCCATAAATATGCAATATTTTGACCGCCACCTGTAACTGTAACTGTTGCATAACCGTTATTTGGACTACTTGATTGCCCTACATAAAGTTGGCGTTGTTCACTGTAAGTTACACTGCCAAATAATTGTGTAGGCGTTGTTGTAGCTTCAAATGCAGTAGAAACAACTTCCCACGCACTACCATTCCAACGCTTAACACCACTATTAGGCTCTACCCACGCACTACCATTGTAATACTTAGCTGTTGCGTCTGCAAATGCAGTTCCGTTATACGTTTTTATTGCCATTATGTACTTGTATCAAACCAAATGTCATCTGTTAATGGACTGCTAGGTGCTGTTGTGCCTACAGTAATTGTTCTGCCATTACCACTTGCATGTGCCACTTTACTATCTAATGCAGCTTGTAAACCTGTTGTTTTTGCTATTGTAAATGTACTGTCAGCTACAGTAGCTAATGTTGTAGCTAACGAAAAGTTACCAGTACCATCAAATGCTACGCTTCCTGTTACAGCGCCTGTTAGCGTTACTGTTCTTGCAGTAGACCATTTATCTGCTGACGTTGCATTGCCTGTCACAGCACCAGTAACATTGCCTGTTACGTTACCTGTAACATTTCCTGTAAGATTACCAGCAAATGTTGGCCCTGTTACTGTGCCTGTAAATGTAGGATTAGCTAACGGTGCTTTTGAGTTAGCAAGGTTTTCATTAGTCTTTACTTGTGCATCAATCGCTATTTGCGTGTTGTTTAGATCACCACCCCATGTATCTTGTGCAGTGCCTGGTGTATTATATGTCCAGCCATAGTTAGTTGTTGTAGGCATATCAATAGTATCCTGCTGTTGCGTTTATCATCTGTGGTTTTGTTCCTGACATTCTGCGCTTGTCTTGGTCATTTAATGCTTTTACGGCATCTTCAAACAATGCACTCCACACAGGCAATCTAGAGTCATCATTAAGAAATGGTGCAGCGTGTAGTAATGTTCCATATAAGTATATTTGCGGCGATTTACTTAATAACCAATTTGTATTATCATCATTTACTAAAGGTGTTACTTCAGCCAAGTACCTCATAATACCTACAGTAGCATCCGGGGGAAACGGATAAAATAATAGTTTAGTGCCTTGTATAGAGTAGAATCTAGGTATACCTGAGTCAGAACCTATGCCATCCAATGAGTTATGCGGTACATATTGCAATGGATATTCAGAGTTTTTCATCTGTATATTACGCATTTCTAAGAAGTTTGTAGGCAATGTTGTCTGACCTACATTTATAGTAAACTCAGTGTATTCCTCCATTTCAGATACATTGACTTTGCGATTTACGCTTTCTTCGTTCATCTTAATAAAATTAGGTATCTGTGCAGTCAAATCATCGCGATTTAACGTGTCATTTATAACTGTTTTTAACTCGCCTAGATTTGCAAATGCCATATCTACACCTTAAATTGTGCTACGCGTAATGCTTGGTATTCATTACTGTTTAATTTTTCTACAACACGCGGCCAATGCTCTTTATTGTAAATGTCTAAGCCTTCTGTTGCTTTCCAATGCTCTATCAAACCTAATGGTATTGTGCCAACTTTTACTAGATCGGCTTTACCTAATGTGCCTTTTGCATCATATTGTTGTCGTTTATTTTCATCTAATATACTAGTAAAATCTTGTTCTGTTTTTACATACATTTCATTAGTTAAATTATCTACTGCTAAGCTATGTTTAATGCCTGTAAGCGTATCTATTGAAAATGGTTTAAAATCACTCATATTAATCTCTTGCTACAACTAAATCGTTTTCTTCTAATAGTTTAGCTTGTGCTGCATTTGTTTTAAATATGTCGCCTTTTTTGTAACATATTTCACTTCCATCAGCATTTAATTTACCTGTTCGTATTTGCGATATGCCTCCCTTTTTAGTGACAATGCACTCTATGCCATCATCTTTTTGTATTTTAGCTTTAATTTTTGGTGCTTTTGCCTTTGGCATATTTCTCTCCTAATTATAGGGGCTGGCGTATGCCAACCCCCGGTAGTTACCTAATACTAGGTTAAGTCTGCGGCTACGCCTAGACCTTTTTCGTTTTTAACGATTAGTGTCATATCACCAAGGATTTGACCTTTTTCGTTGTCACCAGTTTTAGACAGTTCTTCATAACGTGGTGAACGTAATGTACCTAAAGTACACATGGATGGGTCTACAAATAGAGCATCGCGTGTTAGGCCATACTGTACAGGTATCACAGTTAATTCGCCGTGGTTAGACATATACACGTCTGCACCGCCAATTACTCTACCTTCTTGCCCAGCAGATACTTGGTATCTGTTAGCCGCTAATCCTGTAAATCCAGAGAATATTGCTTTGTGTGCAGCACTCATATAGATTTGTGAGAATGTAGCGCCATTGTTAAATCCAGACTGAATTACGGCATCCATGATGCTTTTAGTGAAAGTACGTTGTGTACCATTTGTAGCAGCAGCACAATCTGTTCCGCTATATCCACCATTAGCACCGCCAGAACCACGTGATACGTTTGAAGTTGCCCATGCTAATGCACCAGCAGCTTTACGCCCAGTTGATCCTGATTCTTCAGATGAAGCAAAGTTACCAATGAAGCGAGCTTCAAAGTCACGCTTTAACTCAATACCTTTGATAAGCTTTTGTCTAGCCATTTCTGACGCTACGCCAGCTGAGTCAACAGCTTCTTGTATGCCAGCTACAACTACCGCACGTTTTTTAGTTTGTACGCGGTTAGCAACACGAGTTCTTGTGTTAGCTTCAAATGATGTAGTATCATCACCATCAACTTGTGCTGAAGCAGCATCTGGTGCAGCTAGTGTTTCTGTTTGCCACTCATGACGTGTAGCAGTAACTTTTACGCCGCCGCCTTTAATATTTGAGCAGAATGGTGTTTTCTCAGGAGCAACGCGCTCGATGAGGTTTGAGAGGTCTTCTCTGTTGCCAGCAACACCTGCTGGTACGATTGTGTTTGTTGGTGCAGCCATCTTAATATCTCCTGTTGATAGCTAACTCGATAACAATAACGCAACAGCATCATCTAATGAATTAGATTTATTGAAACGCTTTGCAGCACGAGCTTTTCTTAATGAATTTGCATTGCCTGCTGATTTGCCTTTTGACTTGATTGTCTTAGGCACAGGTTTTGCGCTAGTTTTTGAAAGTTTCTTTTGACTATTGCGGTACTTAATACCATCATAAGCTAAAGCTAACATTCCTGGTTTTGCAAACCTAAGTTCTTCTGGTGTCGCGCCCAAATCCAACAATGTTTTAGTTAATGTTTGTTGTATTTCTGGCCCTTTAACAGCATCCAATAAATCTGGAAATAGTTTAGGTACATTTGCAAAGTTTTCTTGCAATATCTGTTGTTCATATTCTTTTTGTGCATTAACCGCAGATTCTTTGTGAACCTCTAAGGCTTGCGACTCAGCTTCAAACAACGCTTTGTTTTGCAAGTATTCTGATGGGTCTCTTTGCGACATAGCTACCCAATCAATGTTATTCCAACGCTCATCAAACAGTCTATCTAATGTTGCTGTTTCAGTTTGCACTGACTCAATAACATTATTTAACTGCTCCATACGTTGCACTGACTGTTTAGTTACTTCAGCCGCAGCTTGTTGCGCTCTAGTTGTTTCAGCTTGTGACCGCTTAACTTCATCTGCAATAACAGATTGTGCTTCAGCAGGCAGTGATGAAAAAACATCTTTAGCGCCATCAGTCCAGAATTGGGGTGCATCGATTGACGGAACATCTTCTTCCGCTTCAACTTCCTCAACTTCTTCATCTTCAAGGTTGACCTCGCTATCGTCAGGCTCCTCGTCGTCGTCGATGGCTTCTGGTTCACCATCTAGTTCAGTATCTTCTGTTTCTACTTCCTCTACAGCATTTGTAGTTTCTGCTTCTTCAGGCTTTGGCGGTTCTAACTGTGTTAGCTCGCTTACGGCTTCGTCGATACTTAAGGGGGCTTCATTACTCATTTTTTAGACTCCTTCTTGGTTAATCTTATGAGTGTCAATGTAGTTGTTTAGTTTACGTGGAATCTCACGGCACACATTGATAAGTGCTATAAGTTCACGTCGTTTATCTTCGTCTTTTGCTCCTGTTTTTAACAGTGCTTCATATGCTATATCTTCCATGTTTTTTAGTGCTGTGGTTGTCAGCTTTAATTCACGTTTAGCCTGTGTAGCGTTCGTGCTTGCTTCTGCGCCATTAATTGTTGTCATGTTATAAGGCTACCACCTGGTCTAAATGATGATACTTCTTGTTTATATTGCATTTCCATTTCACGCATTTGCACAGCAAGTGCTGTTTCTCGGTCAATTTTCTCACGTTGCAATGCATCGTTTGCAGCCATTTTTTCACGCTCTAACTGCATTTTACTATCTATTTCGTATTTTTTAAGTTCCATTTCTTGTTGTTTAGCTTGTGCTTCCATTTGCATTTTTATTTGTTCGCTGTTATCTTGCGGCTCTTGCCCTTGCTCGCCCATGCCAGGTTGCGGTGCAGGGAAAAACATTTCAGGTGCTTTTATACCAGCTTTTGTTGCGTATCGTATTAATGCGGCGTGTATTGACTCAGGTGTTGCTAATGAACCTTGCGGCGCACCGCCTTGTTGACTTACAATTGCAGCCTGCAAATTAATAACTTCTTTAGCTAACAATGCTTCTTGTTGTTTACCACCAGCACCAACGCCAATCTCTATAGTCATATCGTGCCGTCTACCCCACTTTGTAGGGTCTACTTGTGTCCATTTACCTCTAAGACGCACATAATCAGCTTCTGTAGCGTAATCTTTGATAAGACAATGCAATCCTATCATCATATCCTTGATGCCGCCTTCAGCAAATATACGTGCCATAAGTCTTGTACGTTTCTTGCCCTCAGAAAGCATTGTAAGCGCTCCTGAAGCCGTTTCGTGTAATGTATCAGCTTTGATACCTGTTTCACCGCGCATGATGCCTGTACGGCGCTCTGCCATAACATTTGCTGTTTCAAGACCTGACATATAGTCAAAACCACTGCCAGCCAGTCTTACAGGTCTTACGGCACCGCCATTGCGTGATCGTATCGGCGCACCGGGCGTATTGTTAAGCAAATCAGATATAGTGTTTTCGTTTGCACCATCTTCTGACACTTCCATGCGTTGATTCAAGCTAAATGACAATTCATCTAACATATGACGTTGTATGCCTGTTTTTACACGCTGTACTTCAATTAATTTGTCAGCAAGTGACAATCCATAAAATTTATGTGGCATTGGGTATGGACATATACTAGAGTATTGTATATAGTCCGCATCTTCAATTTCCAATATAACAGACGCATCGTCATTAGTTATTAAGCGTTTTATTTGTCCTTCAACACGTATATAATGCTCTAAAACAGTAACTTGCTCCATGACACCTACTGAATTGTTAAATAAATCATCTTCAGTGTCTAGACTACGTGCATCAGTAACAGTTTCATTGTCACCAACGTCTATGTTAGTTAAATTAGCTACTTTGTCAGGATCATAGCCTTTTTCTAACAAATCTTGTTTACGTGTTTGTATTTGTGCAACGCAATATGTTGCATCACGTAATCTTACTGTGTCTTTTGCTACTGCAAATCGTTCAGCGGGTACTGTTTCTACTTTTACGCGGCCCTTTGTAGTAGTTTTAGTAAATTCAGCGCCTGTTATAGTTATTTGGCCGTCTTCACGTTCTTCTGTTTCACCAGCAGTTAGTTCATAGCCGTTTTCAAGCATTGACATATAGCCAAAGCCATCAATCTGTTCGTACGTTTGCTTGTCGTCGTAGCTATCTTCTTCCCAATACCAACGAAATATACCTGTTTTTAGTAATAATGCTTCTTTTATGCCGTCATATAGCACCTGGAACCCATTGTTTTGCTCAAAAAACACATGATTTATGTAATCTGTTTCTTGTTGTGCAGCTTCTTCATCTTCTATACCTACAGGCTGGAATACAGCAACATCTTCACCTGATAGTATTTCTACAAGGTCAGGCAGTATAGATTCAACATTGTCGGCAATATCTGTACTTACAGTTTTACTACGCTGGCCGAATACAGACACATCAAACACATCGCCATTGTAATAACGTAATGCTATTTCACGACTGTTTGTTAAGTCACTGTCATGTGACATTCCAATAGATTGCTCAAATTCAGCACGTACCATAGACAGTACATCGTCATTACCAGCATCATCAACGCCATCAGCAGTGTTGTTTTCTTCGTCGTCAAATATGTCTGCGTTGTATTCTTGCATTATATTGCACTTCCGTAATTAGGCATTATCAGTGGTTTTGCTTTACGTCTAACAAATCTATCTGACATTATTGCCATTAATCCAAAACTATCAGCGTCATGTGATGACCAATCGTGATTAGGGCCAAGTCCTATTTCACGGCCATCAGCAGGGCGCTTTTCGTGATACCAGCCAAGAGATACTCGGCCAGCCTGTGTTTTCTCTCTAACAAACTTACATTTAGGTAGTATGCGTCTTACAGCTTCTACACGTTGCATTGCTGCGCCTTTACCTTGGTTTGTTAATGGTTTTAAAACCTCAAACCCACCATCTCTCCAGTGATCTTCTATTCTTTTGCCTGTCCAACTATTTTCGTTAACACCATCATGTGGTAGTTGCATTATTGCGTGAGGCCAACGTCTACGCATCTCATTGATATGATAACTTAACACCTGACCTTGTGCTATGTAATGGTCAAGTACGTGTATCCAATCACCTACAAATTGCGCTAACCAAATCGTATAACTATCAGCTTTAGCACCAGAGCCACCGATATCATGAAAGCCATATACAGGCAGTGCCGGGTCAATAGGTAAACTATCAACAATGCGTTTATCACGTTCAGCTTGCGCTAATAGTTTAGAGAAATATGCGCCTTCATGCACACTGGCATAATCGCCTTCCCATATCCATTCATAGCTATCGGGTCGTTTTTCTTGATCTTCTACACGCTGATTGGCTAATCGCGTTTTATTAAACCAAGGATTGTCCTTCCAATTCATTTGTACTATTTTACTGCTGTTAGGCGGTTCTTGCCTAAAGCGTTGGTCTGTAGCACTACCTTTGCGTTCTGGGTTCCATGTTACCCATATTTCAGAGCCTTCTTCACGAATTGTAGGGAGTAGCTTACTCCAGGCTAATTCGCTTACAGGTTCTGCTTCGTCAATCCAGCACAGCATAATACGCGCTTTTGACTTAATACTTTCAAGGTTATGTCTTAGTCCGCTAAAGCTATAATCAACACGCCCTGGCATTTTAGGGTTAGTTCTTATAAACTTTTCACCTACTTCATAACATTGTGACAGCCATTCATTGCCCAATATAGCTGCTTTTACCTCGGCAAAACTACTATCATTCAAACTGTTTAACTGCTCACGAGCGCAAAGTATTTGTCCACTTTCACCATTACTTGCAAGCATTGCGCCTCTTACAGCTGTCATCATGGCAAAGCTACGTGTCTTGGCACTGCCCCTGCCGCCATATGCGCCCCTAAAATCAGCTTTACCTTCAAATACAGGTATAAGCTTGGGCGGTAATTCTATGTTAATCGCTGTCACTTTTTGGTGCTGTCAACTGTATTTGGTTAATTATTTTAAATGGCTCGCCGCTATCATCGTTAGCTATTTGCATTGGCAATACTTTGCCTAGCAACGTCATAAAAGCGGCAGGGTTTTCTTCTGCACGTTCACGTAAATACTTAACAAGTCCATCCTTACCACCGCCTGTTTTGATCGCAGCTTCTAAAATAGCATCTTTTAATAATGCTGGTTGCTTGTTAGGTGTACCTTTTTTGCGGCCACCTGTTTTTTTATGTCCCGGCTTAAAACCCATTACGTTGCCTCAATTCTGCATCAGATATCTGTCCAAGTCCTCTTAACTGATTGTTTAATGTTTGTTGCTGCATCATGCGATTATAATTATTAAATGCGTTGTTATTACCAGCAAACGGCATATAATCTTGCATAATAGGCTGTTTATCAGGCATTGTAGGTATACTGTATTGTGGCATCTTAGGTTCTACAGGCTCAACATTGTTAGTTAACATTGGTTGTGGTTGCTCATACTGTCTAATCGGCTGCATTTGATTAGGTATTTGTTGTTGCGTTACAGGCATTTGCTGCATAGGCTGTGGCATTTGTGGCATTTGTGCAACACTTGGCGCTGTTTTAATATATTCTGGCACAGAATTTTGCATCATAGGTTGTTTTGGAGTAGATTGCATAGGGCGTTGTTGTATGGGTTGCTGTTGACGCATCATACCGCCATTACCACCGGGTTGCCTTACAGCACGTTGCAAGGGTGCAAAACCCATGTTATTTTGCCTACCACCATTAGTTAGGTTGCCATTGGGTCTGTTAAATCGATCTAAGCCAGGTCTACCAAACATAATACACTAATACCCAGGTATCTTATAACCGCTTGATTTACGCTTACTAGAACGCTTTCTACACTTACCCATCTTCTGACAGGTCTTAGGACTGGTACATGACTTACAAGGTTTCATAAAAAATTTTTCCAAAAAAAAAATGACGCAATACCCCCATAGGCCTTTACAAAAGGCGAGGTGCGAGGCTTCAATATTGGTTGAACGCGCGGCATCATCTGTTGTATAATTACCACAGGGCAAAAAAAATTCAAGAAAAAAAATGGGGATATAAAAATAGGTGGTGATGTATATATAAAGTTAAACATAGAAATATATGTGAGATGGTTGGGTGGGGTCGCCGGGAACAAAAGGTGAACATCCTATTTCGCTTGAGTTGTTGCGCATTTGCAACAGTCAAATGATTTATAAATATATATAAGGGGTGGGCATAAATTAACTTGATATTTACTTTTATTATGGTAAATTAATTCCATCATAAACAAAAGGATTAAGATTATGACAAAGCAACAATTTATTATTGAATGTAACGAGCGTTTTATTTGTCCAAGTGTAGCAATAGAAAATGAAAA